TCACGCAAATCATAAATGACTGAACGATCACAGGCATTGATGAGTGCCATCTGGGAAGCAAGAAATGCTGGTGCAGACACGGAAGAGAAGTTGATTGCTGCTGTTCTGCGTATTGGTGCAGAAAGTATTCAGTTTTATAATGCTCAAAATGATTTGATTGTTTTAGATAAAAACGATATGCTACAACTAGCACAGGAACTAGAAGAATGAAACTGATTAATCTCAAACATCGTGAAGACTTTGGACACGATTACTATGTTCAGATCTTAAATGTTAAGAACTGGTCACTACTTCAAGCATCAGTGAGTTGGAATGATTATCCATCTTGGCCCTATATTCAAATTAAGTCTGGAACTGGTTCTACTTTGAGTATTCTGTTCTGGGCATATAAGTTTGGACTGGATGTAGATATTCTTTCCCGCACTTGGAATTGGGACTACATGGAGAACATAAATGAAGAAGAAACTGAATTGGTTTGAGTATTACTTCGGTCACTGCTTTCAAACTGGTTGGAGGGAGATGTGGAATAACTTTAAGATGTGGAGAGACCTTCTGAGTGGAAACTATGGGGGTTATGCTCTACTGAAAGAAGATGATCCATATCAAGAATGTTATAATTGGTTTTGGACAAGTATCAACCTAGATGAAACCTATCCCAAAGAGTTTCTTGAGTATCTGATGGAAATGTGTGATAGAATTGATAGAGGAGAAGAGAAACTAATACCTTTTGAAGATATAGAGCAATTATTTGAAGATTTTACAGACAGTTGAAGAACCGTCACAGGGGCACTTGATTTTAGGTGCTTTTTTTGGTATTATACATTTATAAATCAAACACTCCCCCAAAAAATGTATAAGGCAACTCTCAAGGTTAAGTTTGATACTGAATGGACTTCCACTTCCTACAGTTTCGATAACTTTAGTGGTTTTGGTGATATGATGCTCCCCGAAGAGCATTACACTTTTGAGGTTCCTGCTGAAGACCTTAATGTTCATCAACTGTTTCGTTTCTTCGCAACTGTTGCCCGTGTAATGGGACACGATGAGATTAACATTATGAAAGGTGCTTGTGGTGTCGCATTTGGTGAAGACCGAAGTGTAGAGAATATGCGTAAGGTCGCTGATGAGTTTGAACTGACTTTGGGTGAAGACCTGAGGAAGAAGTTTGAGGATATGCAGCAGGCAGAAGAAGAGTGGGCACGACTGGAAAAAGGTCCAATGGGAACTGTCCTAACTGATGAGAACGACCAATGCGAAGAGTGACCGTAAAACCAAAGAGTAAAAAAAGTGTTAATAGGTTAAAAAATTTGATGGACAACAATCCTATCTGTGTTGTTGAGCAAGACAAAGGAGATGGTATGCTGTTTCTTGCTAGTGAGAACCAGAAATACTTCTTCTGGGTTAATGTAAGCAACGATTGTCATTGGGAAACTGAATGGGAGGTCTTATGACTACACAAAGAGCACTGCAAATCCTAGAATCCACGATGGAACTTTCTATGAGACCCAAGAGTGGAGACCGACAGAAACTGATTGCCCGTGTAATCAACGAAGTTGCTGATAGGTTATGCACAGATTGTGGAGAACTTGGAGACCCCGTTGAGGTTTTGCGTGAAATTGCTGATGAGGTTGAATCATTATGACTGAACTCAATCTAACTGATAGACAACTGATTTTGATTTCTATGGCAATGACGAATCTTTATGATACAATTACTAGAACTGGTGAGGGTAAATCCGTCCAGAGTGAGATTATGGAACTATCTGAGTATATCGGTAAAGAAACCGCAGAACAACGCAAATGATTGACTTTATTAAAACACGATATGAGAAATGGAATGATGAGCAACCCGCTGAAACTGAATGAAGAGGCACCAGCGTTTTCTTATACGCTGGAAGAGTTATTCAATGTGATTATGTGTATCATCGCACATCCACACAAAACATTTACAGAACATGACAAATCTCGTGCCATGGCAGTATTCCTAACCTTTGCTGATTATCTTGGTAACTATACCGAGAGTGACAACAATCACGGTCATGTCATCTACGAATCAGATTCTACTGATTTTGAGGGATACGTGTTGCAGTTGCTTGGTAAGAATAAACCAATGGATTTTTATCGCACTGATGCTGACAAAATTCTCAATGGTAAAGTAAAATGACTCAACTTATTGATCCCTCTGATCCACGCTATTTCCGTCAAACATCTAACAAACCCTATCTTCGTCACGATTATAAGTTAGTAATGAGCAGTGGTGATGCCGTTGTCTTTGATAATTATGAAGATGTGCAGCGTAGATGGTTTGAATACAGTGGTAATTTTTTAAGTCACGTTGAGGTTCTAGATCATAAAGAACCAAAGAAAAGTAAAAAGGCAAAGGGTTTCTAATGCAGATAGATATAACGATGGAAGAGTATGGTATAATTATTAATGCTTTACATTATTACAAAAAAGTAGAAAAGCGTGGAAACTTTCAACAGTATGACGATAAGATCGTGAATGATTTGAGAGATAAACTCGCACATCAAATGGTGTGGGAACAAGAAGGTATTTTTGACAAATGACAGAACTAATTGATTGGGAAGCAAGATTTCAAGCATTACCAGATGTAGAACAAGATAAACTCGCATTATTGCGTGTGATTGAATGCACAAATGGTGTCATCCAACACTCCTATCGTAGCGGAGAAGATGATACACTGACTGTTGATGAAGTCAGAGAGGCAATGAAGTTTTCTATGAGTTGTATGAAACGACAGGAAATACCAATAGGTGATAAGGTTGTTACCTTTGCACCCGAAACAAAAGAATTGATGACTGAAATGAGGCGCTTGTATATTTCAGGGCAAAAGCAAAACAATGCAGAAGACTTTAATGAGTTTCTCAAAGGTTCCAAAGCCAATCTACTTGCGATTGGTAAGAAACGTATTCTACAAGCCAGACGCCTTGCATTTGATCACATTGATGTACTGCCACCTCACACATTAGAGTGGGGTCTTTCTTATATCTTTAGTTTTGCTGGATGGGTATGACGAACTCTTGGTCCTTTTTATTCGACGAACTTTACGGAGACGACAACATGTCAGAAACACATCCTGATGATATTAAACTTGATAGTCCTGCAAAGATGTTTGAGTATGAGAAAATGGCAAGAACGATTGATCAGTGTGAGGACGTAGAAGAACTACAGATTACACTTAAATCAGTATTGAAAACATTTATGAGGTATCAAGAAACAACTGCTAAAGCACTCACGATGCCCCCACCACGATGACACAAGATGACAAAGTAGCACTTAAAGAGTTTCTAACTGGTGCGGCAGTTTCTATTGGAATTACTGCAGTAGTTTTAGTAATTATTTTTGCTTCTAGTATTATAAATCTAAAACCAGAAAAGACACCACAGCACACTTCTACTGTTGTTGGTAGTTCTGGTGATTTAGTATGCACTTCATCTTGTAAGGTGAAGGAGTAAAATGAAGAGGAGAAGTTGAGTGAAAGTTCCAAGTAAAGCAGAACTCATACATTACAAGATTCAGGCAGCAATGAGAGAAAATATCTTTCAAGAGGATCAAATGAAATACTTAGGACTTATTGAAGACTTTGAAGTAACCAACGGAGAGCGGCAGAATGACTGAGAAGGATAAAATCTTTCGCAATGTCTGGTGTTGTGCTTATCAACGAAGATATAATGCCATGGTTAAAAAAAACTGGGAGTTGTATCGTTGTGAACACGAAACGATACTGATGTGTCTTAGTATAGCAAAGTGGACAACATTTGATTCTGAAAGACCAAAATATGAGTGGATTTGCCAATGATTTCTCTATTTGATTTGATGCACGATGAACGCCGTTATGGTTATGTTCTTGATAAGCGTTATGATTGGTTGAATATGCTTATTAAAATGGAACAGAAAAATCCACGACGCTTTAAGGAGTTTAAGTATTCCAGAGCCACGATGTATCATTACCTAGATAGGATACAGCAGGAACAGAATATCTATGACTGATGGTGAGGAAGAATAATGGGAATGTTTGACTACGTGCGTTCTTCGTGTGACCTGGGAGAACAATTCACTAATACTTGTCTTCACACAAAAGATATTGAGGATGGTATTGGCGGCACAATGTCACAGTATTGGATTTCTCCTGATGGTGTTCTGTATCATATTGATTACTCTCACACTGCTGACTTTGAGATCATCAACGAGGGTGATGAGGGATATAATGAAGAACGTAAGTTTCTAAACTATCATTGGGTTCCTAATGGTAATCACGGAAAAATAAGTCCTTGGATAATTACCAAATACATTGAGGTTTATCCTGAGCAATGGAAGGGAAAATGGGAGGACTGGCCCCGCTTGAAACTTCACTTCAGGTATGGTAAACTACAGGACTACGAAGACATCACTGGACGATGAAAGAGTTTGATTACTCACTTGATTACAAAACTTTAGACTTCACAAATCCTCACATAAGAAAACTATATAGAATTGGTAGAGGAGAACAGGGAGTATTACTCTGTAAACCATATACTGAAGACATATGTAAGCATTGGAGATTCAAAGATGTTCCAACTGCTATTAAATCTTCTAATAAAATATACGAAATGTTCCTGGAATACAAACGGCAGGGTGATTTCGTTGGAATGGACCTTGCACGAAAATTCTTGGAGATGGGTCACACGCGCTCCCGCCGATACGCGAATCATAAGAACGGAAAAAAATATGATTTGTCTGGAAAAATTCGACCGCAAGAAACTGATTGGAGAACTTCAGAAAAAGCAAAAGCGGCTCAAATATTTAAAATAAAGAGAGATTTAGCAGCAAAAGACACACATTATGTTAAACTGAGAAGAGAATGGAGAGCAGCAGAGTGATTGGTCCAGAACTATTTCCTTACGATAAGTTTGGATTTCGTCTTGAGTTTGGTGAAAAGAAAAATACTACAGTATGTTATTTTTCCTGCCAAGAACACCTTGACAAATATCTAGAAAGATATAAACTAGATAAGAGAACTCTAAAGATTGATTATCGTGATAAACCCCCTGTCACCAGTAAAACAAACAAGAGAGGTGTGGAGCAAAAGTCTAAACCAAAAAGTAACAGAAGTGCAAGTCCAGTTCGCAAAAGAAAATCCAGTATGGATACCTCTAGAAACACTACTCGCCCTACAAAATATGAAAAATGATACAAGTAACTGAAAATGAGGACAAAACATTTACCATCTCCTGGGATGAGACTTCTCCTACGGAAAGTATTTTCAATACCTGGACCGAAGCAGACTTTATTAATGCAATTTCTCAATATCTTCAAAAACTAGAAAATGATGGAGAATAAAACTAAACTTATTCTTGCACTGATGCAGATTGATAATCTTACAAAACTCTTGGAAGGTAATGAGTATCAAGACTTTTTATACAGTAAACTAATTTCAGCACAAGTGGAACTGCAGAGGCAACTAAGTCATTATGGAAAAACAACTCATTGATAATGCATTTTATATTCAGAGTAAAAAATGGGGAATCTATCAGTCATACTGCTCTGATGATAAACCACTTATTACATCACTAAACGAAGAAGAATGTATTCGCACTACTCGCTGGTATCTCAAACAAAAACAAGAGAATGCGTTTGACAATGTGGGAGTTAAGACTTATACTTCTATCATAGATGAAAAACTTTAATGGCATTACGCACTTTTATTGATAAAAACAAAAATGTTTGGGAGTGGAATGAAACTCCTGAAGTTACTGCAGCACTAAAAGAATATCAACAGTTTGCTGGCAATTATCCTGGACCTCTTTACGCACCACACCCTGACATAAAAAATGAAACTTCGTCTAACACTGAAACAAATGATGTGGACTAATATTTTTAGTTGTGCTGTAGATCGTTATTTGCATCATTGTGACACCGAGCGGGGTGAACGAGAACATACAACTATTGTATTAGCACTTCAAAAGGGCGATGGATTTTGGAGAGAATTATTATGAAAAAATTGATACGCTGGTTTTTATCATCATCTAAAAAATTATCTGTGGATAGTGATAGTCTTTACTCTAAAATACTTGTTCTTGAGGAGCGTATTGCCACATTAGAACAAGAAAATGTGGAGACATCAAATTGTTTGTATGAACTCTCAAACAGTATTGATGCTGTGGATGCTCGTATAGACATTTTGACTATAGAGGACTGGACTAGAAAAAATGTATGAACTGGACGATTTTGAGAAAGCACTCGCTTACTTCGGCACGAGAGTGGACATCATTGTTGCTCTTGAAATGGGCGGTAAGATTGATGGGGGAACAGCATATAAAGAAATTAAAGCAGAGCTTAAAGAACTCAAAAAAGCCAAAAAAAATTACGGAAAGGACTTGTAGTAAGTGTGGTGAGACAAAACCACTTGACAGTGACCACTATCAGGTGGTAAGATACTTTTGTAGTGGTTTTTCATACTACTGTAACGAGTGTAACAAACCAAAACCCAGAGAAGATTGATTATGGACTACAAGAAGTATTCTCTTGAAAATCTTGAGAACTGGTTACATGATGCTCTTTCTGGTGGAGAGGCATCACCACACGAAATCTATTCTGTGATTCGCAAAGTTGTGAAAGACGAATATGATTATCATAACGAAAAATCACAGCGGTGTCTTGGATTGTTGGAACTCTTGAGTGGGCATCATCCAGTCAAATTTGAGTGTGATAAAGATGATTCATCACCTGAATGTAAAAGTGCTTGGAATGATTTCTGGGGAGAGGTAGATGAAGATCGCAGTCGTGAATATAATTTGCGTGAAGTAGAATATTACAATAAGAGAGCAGAACTTGATGCCATAACGAAAGAAGTACGTGAGGCAGGTGGATATGAATGGACACCTGAAGTCTCTAAAAAGAAATGGATTTTACCTGTCGAACAAATTCACGATGACTACTATGTTTCTTTCCCCGATGATTTGCTAAAAGTGGCAAAACTGAAAGAAGGTGATACAGTGGAATGGGTAGATCAAGGTGATGGATCTTACCTTCTTCGTAAGGTCAATCAACCACTTAAATCCGATG